CCGCTGTTTTCCAAGCATTCATTGTAATGTAAGCAGAGGTATGGATGCTGAAGCGGTAACTTAAAAGAAAGGATTAAGTCATGAAAAATAAGAACATTATCGAAGAGTTAATATGCCATGAATTGTCCAGACTGGATGAACTTTTGGAAGTTTTAAAAGAATTAAACATAGTCAAAATTCCGCCTAAAGGTTATTTATCGGAAAGTGACGCATGGTGTTGGTACGAAGATAATCCCTCGGAAGAGGAGAAAAAACGGGTGTTAACAGCTCTTGGTTATGATGTAAGTAAGCTTTAGCCGTATGAGGAATGGGGAGCGTAAGCTCCCCTCCATCCGTGTCATATTAACATTTAAGCCGATGCGGGGACTTAATTAATTATCCTTTCTTTCTAAAACCGCATGCAGGCTTGAGGAAACGAGGCTATCTGCCTCGTTTCCCTTTTGGCGCAAAAATGCCTGACAATGCCTGAATGTCGGCTTTGGTGTGCTGAAATTAATTCCGGCGGTATATTGTACGCTTTATTTATATATGGCTAAAGCAAATTAAGGAGAATAAATGGGACGGAAGGTGTCGCTTCGGGAATATGCCAGAATTCGGGGCGTACGGTTGAACGCCGTGCAAACGGCGATTGCCTCGGGGCGTATTCATAAAACGTCGGACGGTAAAATCGATGTGGATGAAGCCAACAGGGAATGGTTTATGAATACAGATCCGGCCAAAAGCCGCAAGGCCGATCCACTGTTTGAGGCTCAGCCGGAATTATCCGGCGGCGGGCGGCAGAATTTTTCAACCTTTCAGCAGGCCAAAACAGCGGATATTTATTATCGGGCGATGCTGGCCAAAGCAAAACTCAAAATGGTAACGGGAGAAACAATCGACCGCAAAAAGGCCGGACAGCACGCATTTAACCTCGGGAGAGCTTTGCGGGATTTGTTTTCCGGCTTTTCCACCCGCTACGGGGCGTTAATCGCGGCTGAACTCGGCGCGGATGAACATAAGACGGCGGTGGTGTTGGATGAATACATACGGAAACTCCTCTCCGAAAGCAGAGAGCTTATCGACCGGGAGCTTTGACGCAAAAGGTTATATTGAGGATGAATTTTTCAAGGGCGTGGAACCAGATTCATACATGCCGGTGTCGGAATGGGCCGATAAATACCGTGTTCTTTCCAGCAAGTCGGCATCGGAACCTGGGCGCTGGCGGACAGACAGAACGCCGTATTTGAAAGAGATTATGGACTGCCTGTCGCCGAAAAGCCCTATTCAAAAGGTGGTGTTTATGAAAGGTGCGCAGATCGGAGGCACAGAATGCGGCAATAACTGGCTGGGATATGTCATGCACAAAGCGCCAGGGCCGATTATGGCGGTGTCGCCAACAGTGGAAATGGCCAAGCGTAATTCCAAACAACGCATAGATCCTCTGATTGAGGATTGTCCGGAATTAAAAAGGCTTGTGGCTCCGGCGCGCTCCCGGGACAGCGGCAACACCATGCTGTCCAAGGATTTTCCGGGAGGCGTATTGGTGATGACTGGAGCAAACTCGGCGGTGGGGCTGCGTTCCATGCCGGCACGGTATCTGTTTATGGATGAGATTGACGGCTATCCGCAGGATATTGACGGCGAAGGCGATCCGATTTTGCTGGCGGAACGACGAACCGCCACATTCAACAAAAGAAAAAAGATTTTTCTGGTGTCCACGCCGACGATCAAAGGCCTGTCCAACATTGAGCGGGAGTTTGAAAACTCCGACAAGCGCTATTTTTTCGTGCCCTGTCCTTTCTGCGGCGCTTATCAGCGGCTGGAATGGAAACAGATGCAGGCGGAAGACGGCAATGTGTTCTATGTGTGCGAGCATTGCGGTGGACATATCGGTGAACATTACAAAACCCAAATGCTGGCCAACGGCCGATGGCAGGCAACCGCATCCAGCGATGGTGTGACGGCGGGTTTCCATTTATCGTCCCTGTATTCGCCAATCGGCTGGCTGTCGTGGAAAGAATGCGTGGCTATTTATGAGAAAACCAAGAAAAATCCAAGCCTGATGCAGGGCTTTCAAAATACCATTCTGGGTGAGACCTTTGAGGCGGAAAGCGATGCGCCGGAATGGCAGCGTCTGTATGAAGCAAGAGAAATTTATCCGATCGGGACTGTTCCTTACGGCGGATTGTTCTTAACCGCCGGTGTTGATATTCAAAAAGACCGCATTGAATGCGAAGTTGTGGCTTGGGGATGGCAGAAACAGAGCTGGTCGGTGGCGTATTTTGTTTTAGACGGAGACACTGCCAGACCGGAAGTCTGGCGCAAACTTGAAAATGTGCTGACGAAAGATTATCCGCATGAAAGCGGCGTAACATTGCCGATACGGGTGATGTGCGTTGATTCCGGATATGCCACGCAGGATGTTTATTCGTTTGTAAGGCAGTTCAGCCAAGCAGTTTGGGGTGGCAACGGCGCGAGAGCAAGCCAGCCGAGGACGGTGGTTGCAGTCAAGGGTCAGAGCCGGGACACAGCGATGTTGTTGTCCACGTCCAAGGCCGACACCAGGAAAAAGGGACTGAAAGTATGGAATGTGTCCGGTCCGGTTATCAAAACAGAGTTATACCGTTGGCTCAGGATGGAACGTGTCGGCGAGGATGCCTCGCAGTTTGGACGCTGTCATTTTCCGCAGTATGCCGAGGAATATTTCAAACAGCTGACGGCGGAGCGGCAGGTGGTCAGGATAAGCAACGGCTATCCGAAACCGGTTTGGGAAAAAGATCCCGCACGGCGCAACGAGGCTTTGGACTGTCGGGTTTACGCCCGAGCCGGCGCGGCTATTTACGGCCTTGACCGCATGAGTGAAAAAGCCTGGGCCGAGTTGGAGGCTCTTATTCCGGCAACGTCTGAGGCTAAGCCGAAAAAGAAACCGGTAAGATTTATACAGATGAAAGCGACAAAGGTGGATGATCCATGGCTGTAGATAAGGAAATATTAAAAACCAGATTGGCTGAGGCTGAAGATGCGTACCACCAATTGTTGACCGGGACAAAAGAAGTTTCGGTCAACGTGGGGAATTTCGGCTCTGTGACCTACAATCAAACGAGCCGAACCGCCTTGGAAGCCTACATCTTAAGCCTTAAGTCGCAGATTGCGGCGGCTGAGGGAACAGGTGTTGGAAGAAGACGGATTATAAGGGTGAGTTTTTAGCGATTTTCTGCTAACTTAACTAGTTCTATAAAAAGCTTCCAATCTACATTATCATTATTATCATTTGATGCTTCTACTATTCTATTCTCAGGAAATTTATAATCAGGGCATATTTGTTTTAGCTGTTTTATAATTTTATTGGGAATTCGTCCAGACATTCCATCGTGCGCTGTTCCATCTTGATTCATTGATAAAAAATTATTTCCGTTTTTGAAAAGATGAATATGATTTTTTATCGGAGACGGATTGTTATGATCTTTGCGAACTGAATATGGGGATTTTAACTGAATTACTTGAGCTTCAGTCAAATATAAAACTTTTAATATTTCATCAATATGTTCATCATTTGGATTATAATAAAAGTATAAAGAGTGAAAAAAGTTATCATCTTCTGTTTTTAATAATGTATCTATTTTCATTTTGAATCTTTCATTTAGGTTAATTTTGCATTTTATTAACAGAATTGTTTTTATTTATCAAGGAAAATCATGACAGATACATCACATAAAGCGGCATCGCAGACACTTAGGGAGATTGCCTCGTGGCAACCCGGTCGGGGTTCGGCGGATAGCGACCTTTTGCCCGAACTTTCCACAATGGTTGCCCGTTCCAGAGATTTGTCCCGCAACCACGGGATTGCCAGTGGCGCGATGCAAACGCTAACTGACAATATTGTCGGCACGGGTTTTTGTCTTTCTGCCAAGCCTGACTACAAGCTTTTAGGCAAAACCAAGGATTGGGAGGAGGAATGGCAAGCTAAAGTTGAGGGATTGTGGCGCTCATGGTCGGAGACTTTTATGTGTGATGCGGCGCAAATCCTCAATTTTCATGGACTGACAACGCAGGTTTTTAAATCCTGTTTGATTAACGGCGAGGCGCTGGCATTGGCTTTGTGGCTACCGGAACGTCCGGTTGCTACCACCATTCAGCTAATCGAACCTGACAGGCTGTCCAATCCGAATAACAGCACGGATAGTAAGAATCTGCGCGGCGGCGTGGAGATTGACCATTTTGGTGCTCCGGTTGCCTACTATATACTAAAAGAACATCCGGGGGATTATTGGATGTCTTCACTGGAATGGGAGCGTGTTCCAACTTTTACACCTTTCGGCCGGCGGCGGGTGCTGCATGTTCATGATGTCAGCCGTATTGGACAGACCCGGGGAAAACCTATCCTTTCCTCGATTATGCCGATGTTTAAAATGCTTGACCATTACGAGCGTTCCGAATTACAGGCGGCGATTGTCAACGCGATGATTGCCGCTTTTATTGAAACACCGATGGGTGGCGAAGAATTAAATGAATTGTTCGGCGGTTCCAGCGATGATTATTTGAACGCCAAGAAAGATTGGCAGGTTAAGTTGGAGGGCGGCTCCATTATTCCGATATTTCCCGGAGACAAGGTTGCGCCGTTTACGCCAAGCCGGCCCAACTCCGCTTATGGAAGCTTTGTGGAGAATTTGCTTCGGCATATTGGTACAGGATTAAACATTCCGTACGAATTGTTGCTGAAGGACTTTTCCAAAACCAACTATTCCTCAGCAAGGTCGGCATTGCTGGAGGCATGGCGCTATTTTAACGGACGGCGGCAATGGTTGGCTGACTATTGGGCAACACCGGTCTATGAATTGTGGCTTGAAGAAATGGTTAATAAAGGCTTGGTGGACGCGCCGGATTTTTATAAAAACCGCTACGCCTACACCCGATGCAAATGGATTGGTCCGGGACGTGGTTGGGTTGATCCGGTTAAGGAAGCGCAGGCCTGCCAACTCCGCATGGAAATCGGTTTGTCCACGTTGGAAAACGAGTGCGCCTCGCAGGGACTGGATTGGGAGGAAGTGGTCGAACAAAGATTAAGAGAGAAGAACAAATTGCAAAAATTAGGATTAACAACAGGAGAATATGAGAAAACAGGTCCAACAAATAGAGAAGAACAAGCCGTGTCTGATAGTGAATAGCGTAATATTTTATGAAAATCAGCAATATAATTGCATATTTTCATAAAATGTAGTTGATTTATTAACTTTTTTAAGTTATCTTTTAGGTAAAGGAGATAACAAATGTATTACCAGAGAACTCTATCTTCAGTTATTGAAAAAGCTACTAAGTCGTTTAAGGTTGTTTTAATTACCGGACCAAGGCAAGTCGGAAAGTCAACTTTGTTTGAAAAAATGATGGAGCCAAACCGTACCAGAGTTTCATTAGATGATTCGGATGTTCTCACTTTGGCCAAACAAGATCCTAATTTGTTTTTTCAAACCTATCAGCCTCCTTTGCTTATTGATGAAGTTCAAAAAGCTCCGGAACTATTGTTGCAAATAAAAAAGATTGTAGATAACACAAGTGAGAAAGGGCTATTCTGGTTAACAGGTTCACAAAAATTCACATTAATGAAAAATGTGTCGGAAAGTTTGGCCGGGCGTGTTGCTGTACTGGATTTGCAGGGATTGTCTCAGTCTGAAAAAAATAATGATTCAAACAGAGAACCTTTTGTGCCTGATATTCCATTACAGACAAAAAGACCTATATGGAGTGTTAAAGAAATTTTTGAGGTGATTCATAAAGGTTCTTATCCACAACTGTTTGACGGCATAACTGATTGGGAATTGTATTATAAGTCTTATGTTGACACCTATTTAATGCGCGATGTGAAGGATATTGTTCAATTGGAAAATGAATTGAATTTTATCCGTTTTCTTAAAATATTGGCGACAAGAACTTCCCAACCGCTAAACTATGCCGATCTGGCAAGAGATGTTGATATCGCTCCCAATACCGTGAAGAATTGGGTAAGTATTTTGCAAACATTGGGAATTATTTATCTATTGCCGGCTTATTTTGAGAACAATATTGGAAAGAGGTTAGTAAAATCACCCAAGCTTTATTTTATGGATACCGGTTTATGTGCTTATTTATGTTCTATAAAAACAGCCGAGACACTTACAGATAGTCATTTAAGTGGTGAGTTTGTGGAAACATATGCTGTTTCGGAAATTATAAAAAGCTATATTCATAACGGCAAAACACCGAATATCTATTATTGCCGCACTACAAATCAGGAAGAAATTGATGTTGTTATAGAAGAAGACAATAAAGTTTACCCGATTGAAATAAAAAAAACAGCAACACCTACAATATCTATGGCTAAAAATTTCAAGTTAATAGATGAAAAGAAAAAAGGTATCGGCTGTATTCTTTGTTTAAGTGAAAAATTTATTCCTATAAATAAAGAAATTTACATTATACCAATAAGTTATATTTAAATCAGTTACATCAATGCAGATTAAGCCTCACATAGTTGGGGCTTTTTTCGTACCTGAAAGGGAAAAAATGAAAATACTAAACAAGAGCATTTGGGCGATGACGCCGGAGATGATGGGAATGATGGCGGAAATCGCAAGGGAAAGCCGCAAAACGCCTGAAGCCATAGCCCGGGAGATGGGCAAAGATATGAAAGATGCCAACGCCGCCTCAATCAGAGACGGCGTTGCTGTTCTTAAAGTGTCCGGTCCGTTGTTTCGCTACGCCAATCTGATGACAAGGATTTGCGGCGCAACTTCGTATGAACTGCTGGCCCGGGACTTTAACAAAGCGTTACAACATTCTGAAGTTAAAGCCATTTTGTTTGATATTGACAGTCCGGGCGGTGAAGTCAACGGTTGTTCGGAGCTGGCGGACATGATTTTTCAGGCGAGAGGGAAAAAGCCGATTGTCGCATATGCGTCCGGAGCCTGTTGTTCCGGGGCATACTGGATTGCCTCTGCCTGTGACAAGATTTTGGCTTCCGATACGGCGGTGCTTGGTTCTATCGGGGTGGTTTCTGTTTTTGAAAAGAATGATGATGGCAAAACAATAGAAATCGTTTCTTCTCAAAGCCCCAACAAGCGCCCGGATATTAACACGGAAGAAGGCAGAGCCAAGATTCAGACAAGGGTTGATGAGCTGGCGGAGGTTTTTATCGCCAAAATCGCCCGCAACCGCAGCATCACGGCGGTGGATGTGGTTAAAAATTTTGGTGCCGGCGATGTGGCTGTCGGCCAATATGCCGTTCGCAACGGCCTGGCGGACGGGTTGTCCTCGTTTGAGGCGATAATCGCAGGCTTTAATTTTCAACAAACGGAGAAAATATTCATGAATGACAATGAAAAAACGAGCACCGAGGATATTCGGCGCATGGAACGGGAACGCATGGCGCAAGTCTTTGCCTCTGAGGTCACTCAAGGTAAGGAGAACACGGCCAAACTACTGCTGACAAAAACGGATTTAGCGGCAGATGATATCCTGGAGATTTTGGCGACTGTTCCAACTCATCGGGAAAGCGCTTTTGAACAGGCCATGGCGGCAATTAAGAATCCGGACATCCGTCCGGCGGCGGAAGCCGACGATGAAACCCCGGAGGCGGTTGCTCAGCGCATCGCCTCTTTAATTTAAGGAGAAACAGATGACAGCACAGGGATTTACGGATCAGGGTTCCACCACCTCCGACAATTTGTTGGCCGGCGAATTTCCAAGGATTGCCGAGTTGGCCACCGTTTCCGGCGGCAAGTATGCCCGTGGAACCATTCTCGGCAAAATCACGGCCAGCGGTAAATGCGCGATTTGCACATCGGCGGCAACGGATGGTTCAAAGGATGTTTACGCCGTTCTGGCGGAAGCGGTCGATGCATCGGAAGAAGACAAACAGGCCGTTGTTTATTTGACCGGGGAGTTCAATGCGGCGGCGCTGACTGTCGGGAGCGGGCTTACGGTTGATAGCCTGAAAGACGCTCTCCGCGCCAAAAGCATTTTTATCAAAAACAACCAAGCATATTAGGAGCATAAACAGATGGATATTTTTTCAACCCAAGTGTTGGCTAAAGTGGTGGAACGCCTGCGGACACCGCCGTCATTTCTTTTGGATACCTTTTTCCCGAATGTTCAAACTTCCGACAAGGAAGAGATTTTCTTTGATGTGACGGACAGCAAACCGAGAATCTCGCCGTTTGTGTCACCTCTGCTGCCGGGAAAGGTCGTTGACGGCGGCGGTTATCAGACCAAATCGTTCAAACCGGCGTATGTCAAGGACAAACGTCGTTTTGATGCCAACAT